TCTTACTAACGGGGCTTATATCTTTACGAATAAATAGTTCTAATGGGGTTTTACTCACCTAAGTCAACTCCATGTAACTGTATGAGCCTATCTACACTCAAACGTAAGACATCGACCTCAGCCTCACACCAATTCATATCCATGTGTGTGGTGTAGATATAAAGGTTTAAAACACATACGGCAGCTGTTAGGCCCAACAATATAAATTTTACACCCTCACTCACAGGCTCTCAAAGTCCTTGTGTAAGTCATCGATAGGTACGCCATACCCTGATGGTCTGCCTTTTACACCATAATAAAACTTGTCTTGTTTAGCCTCAGCTCCAGTAATGTATCCTGCAAGTTCATAACGTAAGTGAGAATGGATTAGCACCAACAAATGATTTAAGTCATCTTCACAGTCTTTTTTTAGAAAAAGAAAGTTTCGTTTTTTATAGTCATCAATAGTGTGATGTTGTTGTGATTTTATTTCAATATTTGGTAGGTCAGGTCTTGAGAATGTATTGACAGCTCCATCCCAAGATTTATTTAAAGCCTTTGCAGCAGCATATTCTGCAACGGCTGATACCACCGACCACCCCACATCAGTTATAGGCGTAAATTTCACATTATGGAGATCTCTATGCCCATTTAAAATTGATTGTACCTTACGATTAAGGCCGACTGATGCAGCCATGTCGTACTCATACCATTCAAGATCAACTAGCATTAGCTTTCTCCTTCCAATACGCAACTTGACGCTTTAAATCATCAATCTGATTGCTTAATAATATTTCTTTGCGTTCATCATCTAGATCAGGTGCTTTAACAATATAATCCTGGATAGGTCGTGCATACTCACCTTTAGAGCCTTCACAATCCCCACACACATAACGCCTTTTAAATTTATAGCCATAAAGAGCAACACCACAATTTTTACACTTACCTTGTTTTACTAATGGATTAGTTTTTCCTACCGATATGTACTCAGTCATTAGCTGTTTCCAACCTTGTGACTTTTTGACACCAATCTTTAGGAATAGTAATTGCACGACCAGTTTCACCGTCAGAACAAAAATCACCTGTAACAACTATTCTTTTATCATCCTCAGATATAATCCATCCAACTGATACAACAGGTTCTGGTTGAGCTTTTTTTAATTTATTTAAACTATGCCAACCTGTTTCACTGTCCATAGCATCGATCCAATTAACCTGAACAAGCCTATAATCTTCGATTTTAAATTTCTTTTTCGGCATCTCTTATAGCTTTCCCAATTTGATATGCAATTTGTGGTACGATTGCATTGCCTAATCCTTTAAGTCTGTCCACCCTATTGGGTATCCCATGAGCCACTCGACCCACGTTGGGTTCAGTGTGCCACCAGGAGCCTTCTCCTGATACGCTACTTCCGTTTCCAAATACTTCTTGTGTCGAAGATCCGCCATCCCTTGTGACAGCTTCATCGTCATACCCAATGCTGCTCTCGGTGTTGGCCACATCTTCACCGGCTTTTCCGATGCTGCGTCTTTTACTGCTGTAATTAAATTTATTTGGTGTTGCTTTTCCCTCAAATTTTTCTGACTGCGTGGCCCTCTGTTCCCATCCCATGCATTCGGTGTGGGCCACAATCCATGTTCGGTATCGTTGGTGGGGAGCATTGACTGCTGAAGCTGGTATAATAAACGATTGGACTTCGTAACCTTCACTTTCCAAGTCAATGTACACTTGTTCGAGTACCATGCCGTCTGAGATGCTAACAATATTTCTGACATTCTCCCCAATAACCCAGGTAGGTTTTGTTTCTTTAATAACTCTAAACATATCGGGCCACAGATGTCTGTCGTCTTGTATGGCTTGTTGTTTACCTGCAACCGAGAAGGGCTGACAAGGGAATCCGCCAACAACAACATCTGAGTCATACCCTTGGAATGTTTTGACATCTTCATGTATTGGCACTCCAGGAAAATTCTTGGCTAATATTTTTTGACACCATTTGTCGTTTTCGACAAATTGAACTGTTTTGAAATAACCTGTGCTTTTTAATCCAAGAGCAAAACCACCAATGCCTGAAAAAAGATCTATTACTTTGAGCATTCATTCATTTCCCTCATTTTTGCTACAAAATCGTTAGCTGTGACAGCAGCTTTGGTTTTATCTTCGATTTTTATTAACGCATTAGGGGTAGGAAATCGGCTTCCATTACAATATCTCAATGCCACTGTGGAATTTGAAAACCCTAGATGTAGTGCTAATTTCTCATAAGTTAGCTTATTTAGTGTCCGATAATCTTCCAAAAACATAATATTTTGAAGCTATTGTAGCCATTTAGTGTCGTCAATAAAAGATTGACATACAAATTACGAACATTAAAGTGTAGCCGTATTGGATACACAATAGACTATGACGAAGAGCAGCCAGTTTGAAGGAGATATGAGTGTCAAATTGACACTTAACAGATATAACATAAATCAAACAGAACTTTGCAAGAAGCTAAACTTTAGTAGAGAGGCTTTTAGCAAGGTTGTAAATGGACATCGAAACCTATCTGTTGGTAAAGCTAAGTTAATTGCAGATTTATATGGATTTGATTGGAGAGAGTTTTACGAAACAGCTGCTGAAAGATATATTTCAGCCACAGGTTGTATCGATGATATTACAGTAAGAAAAACTTATACTAATTATTTAGTAGAGGTTCCTCGTGAATGGCAGGAAAACTCACAATTTTACGCCATTTGCACTAAAGGTAAAGCATATCACGAGTATGTTTATGTGTTTACTTCAACACCAATTCCATTTGATGTTACTAAAATTATAAGCAACACATCCCTGTTTACGCTTAAAAATGGAGTGCAATATATTGGATATATTAATGGATATGTTGATCCTTTTGGAAAAGATCTAATGATAGGTAATTATCAAACTTATGCAGAGGTAATTGTTCCAGCTAAAAAGATTGTGACAATGCAAAAAAGCCGAGCATTATTAACTCCCAACCCAATAAGACTCTAAATATTTAGCATATAAACTGCGTATAATGATTCGTAAAATCATTAAAAGTAGCTTTTATGCACACATGACTGTTTTGTTCGTAAAATGTGCTGTACATTTTAATGTACGAAAGTAGTCTAAAGTGATACAAAATATGAATAAGAGTAAAACATTTATGCAACTGAAAGAACAATCAGAACTAGCAGAGTTTAAAAAACTAATAGTAAGTCAACCATCTTTAGAGGCTTTTGTTAGATTTGGATTAGATCACCACAGCCCTAGTCAACTAAATCTTCCTGATGGTTTTTGGGGTTTTAAATATCTTTGTTGCAATCAACAAGAACGCAGAAACTTTCCATTTACATCAAAACCGAGGTTAGGAGTGGCTATAGGTAATGCAATTGCATTAATGTATGCCCATATTATTTGGACTAACAACTCAGAAAAATTTACTAATAAACAAATTAATTTTCGTAATTGTCTTCGATTTGTTCAAGAAATGCTCAATGAATATAATCCAATTGAAGATAAAAAAGATTTAGAACAACACAACTATCATAAAACAATTGCTAATAAGTTTGCAAACAACCTACACAAAGCTATTAAAAGTTTAGCTTTAACAGGTGAAATTGAATCAGAGGCTAATCGTTACTTAAATTTAGAAACAGACTTAGATTTATTAATGAGAACAGATTTAGAAAACGATACCTGTGTTGTTGAGATTAAAACATTACCTCCGAGACGTGGAAAAATTAAAAAAGATGGTACTCGTGGATTTAGCACACAATCAGTTACACAACCTAAATTAGATGCAGCTCGTCAGACTTCTTGTTATTGGGCAGCAACTCAGAAAAGACCATTTTTAGTTTATGTAAATGAAAAAGAATATAAGATTTTTGATCCATCTAATTGTGATTTGCTTACTGAAAAAGCAATGAAAGACCATTTAAAATTTTATAAATCTAAAGCTCGTACCCGTGAACGCTTAATGGTTCAGGCAGACGGAGATCCTATAAAATTATTGGGCCTAGTATCAAATGATTTTGAATCTTTTTATTGGGATATAGGTAAAGAATTATTAACAAAAGCTGAGGGCATATTTAAGGAGGCTCAAGGATGACAAAAAAAGAAGAAACAGTTTGGAAAAAATTAGCTGCTATTGATTGTAATAGCTTTGTAGAAACAAAAGGAAACCTAACTTATTTGTCTTGGTCACACGCTTGGGAGCTAATTATGGATCATTACCCAAAAGCAACATATAAATTTAAAGAGTGGGATAATTACGATGTTTTATATTATAAAAATGGTACAGGTTCTGTTGCTTGTGAGGTAACTATAGACGGAGTTACCAGGGAAATGTGGTTGGCTATTATGGATCACAGAAACCAAGCTGTTTCAAACCCATCTTCTACACAAATAAGTAATACTAAAATGAGATGTTTAACTAAATGCCTGGCAATGTTTGGGTTAGGTCATTACATCTACGCTGGAGAGGATGTACCACGAGATTCTGAAGCAGTTACTAGCTTTAAAAATTTTAAAGATGATGAAGAAAGAGCAGCCAAGCTATTAAAAGCTATTGGCTCTGCTTCACAGGTTGCCAAACTAAAAACTGTATGGGGCAACGGAAATGGAAAGTGGGTTGAAAAATTAGAAAAAGATAACCCTGATTTGTATTTCAAAATCTATACAGCTTATCAATACAAACAAGAAAAACTACTGGAAGGAGTAGAAACAAAAAATGGCTAATGAAAGAGTAGCAACAATTAAGTTGTACCCTGCTGATGCGTCAAAGTATAAGCAGAACCCCCCTAAGTACACTGGCCCTGCAACAATAAACGGTGATACTAATTTTAGGGCATCAGCTTGGATGCAAGATGATAAAAAGGGAATTTCACATTTATCTGTATCAGTTCAACCGAAGACTGAATCGTCTGGTGGTTTACCAAAGAACGATCAAATGGATGACAAGATTCCTTTTTAACTCCCCCTTGGGATGTCTAGCAATAGGCATCCCAAACCCGTTAGACATTTATGAAAATTTTAGAAGAAGCAATAAAAGTATTTGAGGAAAGACATACGCAATATGGTGATTTTACAAAACGATTTAAAAAGACAGCAAGGATGTTTACAGGGTATTTGGAACAAACCATACCTGGATCTAAAGTTTGTAAAATTATTATTTTGGAAAAACTTAGCAGATCAGATGTCACTTATCACAAAGACAACTGGTTGGACATTATCAACTACGCAGCTATGGGAGATATACTCCAACGGTTAGAAGAAAAAGAGAAACAAGAGAAAGTGAAGCCTATTAAATGACAAAAAATGAAGCAAAAGTTTTAAAGTTTATAAAAAAATTTATTGAAGAAAATGATTATAGCCCAAGTTTTGCAGAGATAGCAAAGTATATGGAGTGGAAATCTAGAAGTTCAAGTAAACAAATGGTAGATGCACTTGTTTACCTAAAAAAAATAAAAATTGATCCGAAGAAAAAAAGATCTTTAGAGTTAGTGTAATGGATAATCATTATCCTGAACAATTTGCAACACAACACAACAGAAGACCATGTGTACGAGTGCCAATATATCACGATAATCAAAAGGTTTACTTAGAAGTACAATACTGCCCAGAAACTTTAAACATAAATGTAGTGAAGCTACATCCACAGATGAAAGATGGCACAGTACATTACTCAATGTTGGTTGAAGTAGGGTATGACATTACAGCTCAGTTGCAATCCTATTCAGATATTGCTGAGGGCCTACAACAAATGAGTAAGCGTTCACTTAGAAAATCAGACGGCTCTCCAATAACTGTTAGAGGAGCTGTCTTAGATAAATTAATAAAAGATCCTAACCTGGAGGCATTATAAATGGATGAGTTAATTACTCGATGGAGATTTTTTAAGTTTTTAAAGAAATTATTTAGAGGCGTTTAATGGCAGATCTTGCAAAAGAATTAAAATTTATTGAGGATATGGAAAAGTTTAAAGCCCAAATGAACCCCAGGTGTATTGTTTGTGGTGATTTAATCCAAATAGTTCACAAAGTACAAATGAAAAAAAAGTATTGTGGCTATCAATGTCAACAAAAAGCAGCAAAAGAGAGGAAGAAAAATGTCAAGGCAAAATTGTTACAAAGCGTTTAATTACACAGCTGAAGAATTAAAGGATGTTAATAATGGACTAAAGCAATTAACTAAAATTATGACAGATGAAATTAACGACATTTATCCAGGCACAAAAAAATTACTCCTTCCTATAAGAGAAAAGGATATTGTAAGAAAACTTATAAAAGACAAAATTATAGAGCTTTTAAAGGAAAAAAGGCTTTCAAATTTGCACGAGGATGCACGAATCCAAGGTAAGTAAGGGTACAGGATCTACCATAAAATGAACGATAGACGATCTGAAATAAAATTAATACTTGGAGATTGTTTAGATAAAATGTCAAAGCTACCAGACAATTCAGTAGATTTAATTATAACTAGCCCACCTTATGAGGATATAACTGGTGCAGGATATGTTGCAAAAAATAAAGATGTGTTATTTTTAAAACTTTATTTAGAATTTTTAGATAAAGTGTTTACCGAGTATTACCGAATTTTGAAAAACAACGGACAAATCTTTTTAAACATTAAAAGCAAAACGCTAAAAAAAAATTTGAGAACGCCACATTGGATTGAATTTTCTGATAGTTTTCAAAAATTAAATTTTAAATCTTTTATTATTTGGAAGTATGCGGGTTCATTTGACAGCACAAAATCTAGGTTTCATTTAGATTATGAGATTATTTATCATTTATCAAAGGGTGATGATATTTATTTAAACCAGGAAACAGACATACACGATCCGCTATCAAGTGTTTGGTATGTGCCACACAATATAAAAAAAAGTGAAAGAGTGCATCCAACCCAAATGCCTACTGCTTTAGTAGAAAGAATTTTAAAAGTTGCAGCAAGACCTAATGATACAGTTTTAGATAATTTTATGGGTAGTGGAACTACAGGCGTAGTATGTAAAGAACATAATTTAGATTTTATTGGTATTGAAATTAATCCACAAAACTATGAACTATCAAAGCAAAGAATAAATCAAAGTTAAAGTGCTGCAAATATTGCACTAAGAATAATAATTGTTCCCCAAACTAATATAAATTTAATAAGATCCTGTTCGTTCATTATGCTACTAGCTCTAATTTAGGTGATGAAGATAATTTATTAACTAAAGTATTATGTTCCATAGCACTCTCTAATAAATGACCATAAACTCTTGAAGTAAAATCAAAGCTACCATGCCCAAGAAACACAGGGATTTGCAATACAGAGATATTACCTTTTTTATTCTCATCTATTAAGATGGAAGCATAGTAGTGTCTAAATGAGTGTAAGGCCCCAGTAAATTTAACACCTGCCAACTTCTTATAATACTCCAATTTTTGCCATACGAAGCCATGAGCATAAGGATTACCATGCTCAGTTTCAAAGACTAAGTTTAAACCTGCATCAGGATCATTCTTCCAATTAACTAATGCAGCTTTTGTAGAAGCAAGTAATGGAATGCTACGGATAGCATTCTCATTCTTTAATTTACTCGTTAATCTGTTCTTCTGGTCTGCCTGTTGTCCAACGTGGATCCAGTTGTTTTCAAAATCTATTGCATTCCAACCTAATCCTCTTAACTCAGAAGCTCTAAGACCAGTGGTTGCTAAGATAGTAAAAAAGGTTTTCCATTGAATATCCATAACCTGTAATAAAGATTTAACTTCAATAGGTGTGGGTATCTTAATTTCACTATCTTTTTTTACAGCAGCATCTCTATTCATACCTTGGTTTTTAAACTTATATTCAGATATTGGGTTAAAAGATAACCAACCTCTTTCAACAGCTTTAACCATCACATACTTTAAAGCCTTCATAGATTTCTTAACAGCATCTCTACTGTATTTAGTTAAAAGCTCTCTTTGAAGTTCTTTAGCATCTACCATTAAAAAAGCCTTCATTCTATGGTTAGTAAAAGACGATTCTTCAATGCGTTTTAAAAGGTTTTTATATTGCCTTGCTGAACAATCATCTCTTTCACCTTCTTGGACTAATACTTCAAAGTCCTGGTGGAAAGCAACTATACCTTCTTTAATAGTATGCTCATCATATACAGCTGCTAGATTATCAGCCTCAATTGCATCGTTAAGTTCACGAGCATAATTCTCAGCAAATTTCTTGGCCAGTCTTCTACCCATTTTATTAATGTTCCAAGTCTTAGCTCCTTTAGGGCCTACAACTCTAAAACAATTCCTAGATTTTATTTCTTGAACGCTTATCATTCGTACTCCTTATTTGATTTCAAAGTAGCTTAATTGGCTACACAAATATAGATAGTACCATTGCGGTATAAAGTCAAGAACTGCACCTTGCACTGCACTTGTTATAAATTTTAATTGATTATTTTTGTTAGTTTTTGGGGATTTTTATTGGGTGGGTTGTAATGTGTCAAAAATGATATAAGGTAGGTTTTCTGCGGAAAATAAAGGTTACTATTGAAAATTTTTTAAAGTTCGAGTCCCTCTATCCGCACCAGTTTTCTGGGAAAAATTGGCATTTTGCACTCCATTTTGCACCTCTATAGGAAAATATTTTTTTAAAATTATACCACAATGGATGTTTCTTTTTCTTTATCCCAATGTTTTTGTAGGCAATCCGTTTTGGGATTTGCAGTGTGGCAGAAAAACTTTTTATAAATTACGTCATGCTCTTGGACTACAAAAGGGGTTCCAAAAGCATATAAATCTTTGTCACATATATCACATTTACCAATAAATCTGTTCTTAGGTTTTTTCATAATAGCAGTAGAAAAACTAGGATAACGATGGCTATATCCATCTTATAGGTGTGTGGAGGCCACCTAAATCCGTTCCATCGATGGATCATTCAACAATCCTTTTAATTTTTGTTCTGCAAATATCACCTGTACAATCTTCCCAAAGCTCGACCTTTAATTCCTCACATTTTATAATTAAGCCTTCTTGTTTTTCAGCATTAGAACTGCGTTCAACATTTCTTTTTTGCTCTAAACAGGCAGACATCCCCTTAGCCCCTGCACCAGTAGGAACATATTCTATGACATTTCCGTTGCTTATCATTAAGACAGCAAAGACAACCTTAATCATGTGTTACTCCGTTCCTAAGTTTGTCTGTTAGTTGTTCTAAATCTATTACTCGTTCTTCTAAAAACTGAGAGTGCATATCTACCTTGTCAATCATGGGTAGCTTTTCTTCTACAGCTGTTTTAAGTCTTTCATGTTCCTTGCCCATAAATTCCAGTAAGATATATTGCTCTTGATCTATGGGTTTTTGTTCTGCTGCTTTTAGTAAATCAGCGTTCATTAATTTAAGCTCTGTCTCTACTGTATTTAGCCTGGACTCAATTCCAAAATACGCCCATACTCCTAAAGCCACAGCAAAAATTATAGAAAGTAAGTTCCTGACTGGCATGGATATTGAGGTGTTATCTGATATTTTCATACTTGATCCAGTTCTATTGTTTTACCCTGGCAAAAAAATTCAAATCCATTTAATTGTTTACCGTTAATATTTCTAAAATCTTCTAGGATGCTATCAACTAAAGAAACCTTATTTTGAAAAATGTATTCATGGCATTGCTCTTTATCTAAGAAAGTTTGGTGTTGCCAATATTGGATAGTTGGTTCAGCAGTTCCTGCAAACACAAGCATTACGGCTATGCTCCAGGTCATTTTTTACCAAAAAATTTTGTAGCACCTTTAATACCAAACGATGCACTTACGATTACTCCCAGAGTGTATTTATACCAATCAGGTGTCATAGCTAAAGCTGCAAAACCTCGTTCAACATACTCAACAGTAAATGGTAAAAAACAAAGCAACAGAGGGATTGAAAATAATATAGTGAGGTACTCGTCTTTCCATGAATCTTTACTACCTTTGATAGCTTCTAAATCCCAGTCCACCTCACCTTTAATTTGCTGTTTAACAATTTCTGTTTCAGCTTCTATCTTAACTAATTTCTGTTTAGCTTTTGCTTTTTTGGTTTCCATGTATCCACCAATAGCATCACTAGCCACTCCTAAAAGGGGTTTAATTAACATTTGTAACATTATTTTCCTCGTAATCTCCTTGTGTGTTTATTCTTTGGTCGGCTTCTTATACTGTTGCCAATTGATGTACGTTTCTTTGGCCCTGGTTCATGGGCCTGATATGATTTAGCTTTCCTCATCGATAGCTTCTTTAAATCCTTTATTTAAACTTTTATGAAATTCATCCAGGGCGTTTGGATGTTCACAATTGATACACTGACAAACAGCACATTTAGATCCGTTACTACAATGGCACTCATGGTTGCAGTTAATGCAATACATTTAGTATTTCCAAATTGTCGGAGTATCTCGTCTGTCTAAATGCAAGAACGATGGAACATTAATTCCAATTCCTGTCCAGCCAAGATTTAATGCTAGAGTTAATAACTTGACCGCATCTTCACCACTAACAGCTATATCAACAGCACCTTTAGAGTGATAACCTGGACTGGACTTCTTGGCTTCGATAGGATGCTCAGGTGATCGATAACCTGACGTAATTGTCATGGCTTTACCATAGGCATCTCTTAGCTCTTGCAGAGCTATCAAAAAATCTTCTGATAAATTCATAGTACCAGTATGCTGACAAGCTAATTCCTCATAAGAGAAATTACTCCATTGATTTTGTTTCTCGTTGAATAAGGATTTTTCCGTTATCATCGACATAAATAATTTCTACCAATAAAGGCAGCTCCTGTTGTGCTTTAGTTAAGCAACGGTTAATGTTTGGGTTGTGTGTTGGTTTGTGGTTTTTTCTTTTTGATGCATACTTCACATCAAAGTATCTTCTCTCTCCAGTAGTTCTGTTAAGAGTAATAATATCTATCGGCCCTAAACCTCCAGCAGCTGTAAAGCACAGAATGTTAGGATCGTTTGCAAGGTGAGCTAATGCTAACGCTTCAGCTACCAAGCCACGAGTATTAGACAATGCCATTTACATAAATGATCGGTATAATAAAGTTATAAGACCTGCAAAAATAACAGAGCTAATAGCCCAAATATATTTGTTAGTTTTTTTAAGTTCTAAGTCTAAATGAAAAATATGATTATCACGCAGGTTAGTTAGTTTTTCATCCAACAGCTCTAGCTTACCTTCTATACGAATAATAGCTTCTCTGTTTTCTTGTTCCATTAACTATCACTCAATGTGCTTACATCAAAACTATTATCAACAGTTTCTACCACTGCATCAGTTGTCCATACTGTATACTTCTTATTAAACATATCATCCCAATGGTCTTTATCCATTAGAGTTAATAACTCAGCTTTTGTATATTTGTCAGGTGCTTTTGATGGTGTGTCAATCTTTTCAGTTTTGTCAAATATATGAAAATGATCTCCTTTAGTATATTTATACTTAACTCTCCATTCAATCACATTACCATCAGCATTCTTTTTAGGTATAGCTGATACCCATGCTTTTGTTGCATCGTCTGCGTGTGACATATTAATTACCCTCCTTTAGAAGATTTATTTCTTCTTGTAGAGTTTTAATTTGATCCGACAACTCTTGAACGGCATTAACCAAGTACCAAGTTATGTTATCGGGATCAACTGTATAACATCCTGTTGATTCTTGTTTAACTATATCTGGTAAAATATCCATAACTTCTTGTGCAATTACACCAACTTGTATACCTTCTTTTTCTATTGCAGCATGGGAAGGAAGTTCAGGATCAATTTCTTCTGGTAATCGGTATTCAAAATTACGAACCTGAATCTGTTTTAGTTTATCTAAACCTGTATTGTTGTTTTCAATGTTTTTTTTGATTCGTCTATCGGATGTAGTCGACCAACTGGCAGAATTATTTCCTGCGTAATTAGCTCCACCATTTGCACTTATAAAACCAGTACTGGTTCCTTTTCCAACAGCGTTTTTTCCTATTACAATTTCGTGTCCAGAACTAGTTGCAGAACTAGGATCGGTGTCCATACCTATGCAAGTATTAGAGGTACTTGTGGTAATAACATTACCAGCATTTGTTCCAACACAAGTGTTGGCATCACCTGAATTAGCAGCTGATCCAGCATAATAACCAACAAACGTGTTATTATCACCAGAGGTTACAACTAACCCAGAACTATTACCAATAGCTACATTATATTCTCCACCTGCTATCGAACCTCCTAAAGCTCTAAAACCTATTCCAAGATTACTATGCTCTGTATCAAAACCATCAATAGACTCAGTACCAATTCCAATATTCCAACGACCTGAAGTAATTGACTCCCCAGCCTTATACCCAATACAAATATTATTTCCATCACTATCAAAATTCATTGCTGTTAAAGCATTATATCCAATAGCAATATTTTGTGTTCCTGTATCTTCTGCATCTAAAGCATTGCTTCCAATGGCTATATTATCACTTCCTGTTGTCATTGCACCAGCAGCCCCATAACCAATAGCAATATTATCATCTCCAGTAGTTATTGCATCCATAGCAGTAAGACCATAAGCAGTATTATATTGTGCAGTGCTATCTGTACCTGAAACATCGTGTGTGTAAATTGAACCATTAGTTGTATCACTAAACAGTGGAATACCAGCAACACTAGTAGCTGTTCCTGCTGCTCCTACATTACCATCTTTTAATGTTACACTATCAATAGATACACCATTAGCTGATGTCTTTTCTGATATTGTATCTACTCTTATTTCACTCATAAATTATCCTTTTTGTGCTATCAGCCAGTTTTTATATGTGGTTTTTACAGAATCAGTCCAGGCTGCATTTGCAATTGCTTGTACGTCTGTATGTTCACCAGAAATGTCTGTATCAGTCCAGGTATTAGAGTCACCACTAATACTGCCTGAGTGTAAAACGTGACGATGAACAGAACGTGATAATTCAGTTCCATCTTCTTTAACAACAGTATCAGTTCGTACTTGAACGTGCTTATGTTCTCCTACAATTTCTATTTGTTGTATTACTGTTTCTTTAGTTAATGCCATTTTGTTTCCTCCTTAAAATTATTCAACATAGTACACCACTGCAAACTGAGCATAAGAGTTTGAACCCACTGCATCAAGTCTTGCTCCTGAATATCCAGTGCCTCCTCCATCGTGTTCAACAAACTCAATTACTGTTGCGTTTTGACCAACAAGACCTACAACGTTTTCTTCGGTTGTAGATGGATTATTATAGTGGTTATATTGTGTTCCAATATATCTAGTTCCTGCAACGTTTGCTGAGGTAAAAGGTAAACCTTCTATTCTAAAAAAATCTCCTGAGTTATCTATTGTTCCTGATGTTGTGCCTCCAGCTATAGAGAAAAACACATGAACCATTCTGCCGACTTTTGTATAAGTAGCTAACCTTGTTCCACCAGATATTGTATTTGCATTTGATTTAACAACTGGTGTCCATGTTCCTTCTTCGTAATCATCAAGTAAGTTAGCATCCCCAGCTGTAGTTACGCCAAGATGAATACCATGATCTGTTGCACCAGGTAATAAATCACCACCTGATGTTACTGTCCATGCTGTTGATGCATTAGTTATAAAAGACATATTATTAGATCCGTGATCATAAGTAATATAACCAATATTATTATCACCACTATCACCAAAACTAATCCTACCATGATTACTTGTGCCACTTAAAATTGTCATACCACAGTCACCAGAGTTTTCTAACACAAGCTCATCTCCTGTTGCGTGAACATCACCACTACTATCAGCAGTTTTAATGTGTAATCCAACACCTAGATCAGCAGCACTTAATGTAGCATTCATCAAGTTTGTTATCTTGCCATCTTTAATACCAAGACTATCTATCGTAACACCATTAGCCGAGGTGTACTCAGAAACCGTATCTACTTTAATTGTACTTGTCATAAATTATCCTTCTAACAATGCAACGTACAAGGCACGGTATAACTACCGTCACTGTACGTCTCTACTTTTATATTTGAATTTACTTTAGCAACTGTCTTGCTTCTTATAATATCATCATCTTGTTTCTTAGCTGTGCCATCACCATTTGATACAAGTAAATCACCAGCAACTACAGTTACATCTTTGTGTACTCTAATAATATATGTTCCAACTTGTGCTATTTCCATGTCGTTTACATCATCAATATTGTCATGGCCCCAACAATGAAATACACCGTAAACTCTAGTGCTATCAGCTGTAGTTGAAATTTTAGAGTGAACGTGTTTTACATCATTTTCTTTAGCGTACACACCTGTATATTCAGTGCCATAATGTGTAAATGTTACAGCATCACCAACAGATTTACCGTTAGGTAAAGCTATTTCTTTTTTAACAGTTCCATTGGAATTTACAGCTTGATACCAATTTATCATACTATCTAATGATTCCATAATAGTACCACGCAAAATTGTTGGTTTAGAGTTATCAGCAAGTCTTGACCAGTGAGAACCAGTAAATGCATTATAAGAAACAGTGCTACCACTAGTTGAAATAGTTCCTTCAGTTGTTCCGTCTTGAACAATTCTAATAATTTCACCGTCATTGGATAATCTGTTGGCTATAACACACGGGCCATTGTCTCTTACAAAACCGCCTGTACCAGCAGCCTCTAAACTAATTCCTGCAACTGTTAGATCAGCAGCAGTTCTACCTATAGTTATATCACCACCATAATGTACTTTTAATCTAATAGTATCGTTAGTGCGTATAGAAAAATCGTGTTGAGTGCTTGTGCCGATGGCATATCCTCTGTTAGCACTTGCGTCTATATATTCTATTTCAGCTTTTACATTATCAGAGTCTATGTTCCATTGTTGTAGTTTTTCATCACTACCTGCACCAGCAGTTACAGTTCCAGTAATATCTAAAAACATATCAGGGGCATTAGTGTTAATGCCTACTTTGTCCGCACTACCATCTACAAAAAGTAAATTTTGTTTTGTGTCACCTTCAACTCTAAAATCTACCGCCGCTCCTGAATCATTAATAGTAAAAGATGTAGCTGTTGCAGTTGCAAGTGTATTACCACCTACTTCTACTACTAGCGTATCATCAGTAGCTGATGATATACTGGTATCTGCATCATCATCAAAGTCAATTTTATTATTAACTCCGTCTATTTGTATTCCACTCATATTACTACTAGCACTCCTTCTACTATTACAGTTGCAGCTATACTAAATGGCCCAGCAACGACAGCATGGCCGACTACTTGGTCATCACTCACAGTTGCACTATGCTCTGGTATTTGATTTGATGCTGGGGCTGAACCTATGTATAGGTTTCCACCCACCTCATTATAACTTGCCATATTATTCTCCTATGAACTGATTGTATCTACAACAGACGTAATTACATCGACAGCACTGCCTGTATTTGAAATGGCATATAAAACGTCACCGTTTGCCATAACAAACTTAGCTCCTCCCTGGATAAGTTCTAATGAACCGCCTGGAGGAATACTTGCACCTTTTGCAATGTAATAATCTGTACTAGAGTTTCTGACATATACATCTACAGTTACGGATGCTGACGTAATGTTTGTGCATCTAATACCTATAACTGCATCATAATCTCCACCAGTCCAAAGTAATGAATTGGTATCGTTGTGTGATGTTGGCAGATCGTCTTGTAAGACTCTTCTAAAATCTTGAGCCATGTTTATTCTCCTTGTTTATAAAGCTATTGCCATAGCAACTGCAAATCCTGCTGTTGCCCCTGAACTTGCTGCGTATGTTTTTATTCTTGATGCCAGGACTTTTTTATTTGTACCTCCAGCACCATCATCAATAATGAATAAGTCTGCATCAACGATGTCAGCACCAATCTCAGTACCACCATCTATATCCAATGCTGCAAGACTTACTTTGTTTGCAGTTGAAATAGTTGCTAGTTTACTATCAGCAATTGCAGCACCAGAGGCTACACTTGCATTAACAACAGCATTGGCTGCTAATTGGTCAGCACCTACTGCATCATCTGCTATTTTTGCTTGAGTTACATTGTCATCTACAATAGATGCAGTTACTACTGCACTAGCTGCTAGTTGATCTGCTCCAACAGCATCATCTGCAATTTTAGCCTGGGTAACATTATCATCAGCAATCTTAGCTGTGGTAACTTGGCTATCAGCTATATGAGCTGTGTCAATACTACCATCAGTATAATGCTCACTATCAAGTGCATCGTCAGCTATCTTTGCTCCAGTTATTGCATCGGCTGCAATCTTTGCTGTAGTTACTTGTAGATCAGCTATGTGAGCTGTATCGATTGATCCGTCTGTATAGTGTTCAGAATTAATTGCATCATCTGCAATCTTAGCTCCTGTGATAGCATCAGCTGCAATCATTCCAGTTTCAACAGCACCACTAGCAATCGTTAATGCACCAGCTGCTGAGATTGTAGCATCACCTGATATAGCTTTGTTATCCCAGCTATCAGAGCCGTCATAGATTAAAATGTTAGCAGAGGCTACACTAGAAATTGTAGTGTCATTTAATTCAGCAATTGTATCTTCTGTAGCAATTTGTGAATCAACATAAGCCTTAATAGATTGTTGGGTTGCTAAATGCGTTGCACTATCAGATGACATATCATCTTCATCTTTAACAGCCGTACCAGAAACACCAGTATTAAGAACTGGAGAAGTTAATGTTTTGTTTGTTAGGGTTTCGGATAATGCTGCATTGTAAGTAGTTAAAACAGAAACATCCATTCTTTTTAAAGATCCAGCATCTGAGAATATTAATTCGTCTGTACTAGCAAGACCTGATGTTAATGCAGTTTGTCCTGAGATAATGTTGTCATTCAACATTCCACTCTCAATTGCATCAGCAGCAATTGTTAAAGCTCCAGTTGATGCTAGAGTTGCATCTCCACTTATGGCTTTATTATCCCAACTGTCCGATCCGTCATATATTAAGACATTACCAGAAGCAACGCTTGAAATAGTTGTATCACTTAACTCTGAAACCGTATCAAACGCTGCTGTTTCAACTAATACCGCCCAATTAGACGTGTCATTTTGAGTTAAATATGATCCAGTTGAGTTATGAGCTGTTGTACATATATATACATTTTTATAAGTAGCAGAGTCAGAGCTGCTATTTTGTTTTACAATATCTCTAAGAGAGTAAGCTGTACTGGTAGCCCAATTGCCTTGCCAGTTTCCAATCTCATTGGTAACAGATAATTCACCAGAACTATCAAACGATAATACTTTAGAAGCACGACTAGCAGCATTCTCAGTAAACTCTTTACTAGTCATTGTATTAGTTCGAGATATTTTAATAGATCGATCTACTTCTTCTTGAACTTCTTGGATCTGCATTTGCAGTTTATCTAAAGCACTCTCGTGGGATTCGGCAAGGAAAGGATCATTGGCAACATAATCAGTTTCCTGTGTAAGATTTGTATTTCTTAATATCACCAGGGTTGTACCTGAAGCAGGAGCTGTTACCATAGTCACAACTCCACCCGATGCACCGTTATCTACGATGCCATAATTAGTAGAACCTGTACCTTCACTCTTTACTGTTTCAGTACCAGTTGATGATCTTTCGATTACAGTTATCTCAGATGTACTGTTGATAGGGAAGGTGAATGTAAACGCAACGGTTGATCCATCCCCAGAAAAACTCTGTGATACTGTTGTTGTTGATAGTGTCATAAGTGCTTACCTCTTTAACATAAATAATTCGTCAAACTCATCTGGTTTTTCCCAGTTGGTTTTTCGTTGGTATTCTTTTAACGCCTTAAAAATAGGGCCATCATTTTGACGGTCATATCGAATATAAGCAGCTGTAGCTGCTGTTTTATATTTATTAATTTCTGTTGTTATTAAATGCAATCTATATAAATCTTCTTGTCCATATTGTTTTAAACCAGCCAATGTTCCATCAGTCCACTCAATGAAAGCAGTTGATATTTTTGGTTTTCTATAATTTGGACTCTTTGTTAATAATTCTAAACGCCTTTCTAATGGCATTAAAATACCATGCATTACTAACTCTTTATTTTTGTTAGCTACAAGATCAAAATAGAAAGCTGTCTGTATTTCATTTAAACCAATAACACCCATAAGACTGTGTTTCTTTGGCCTCATTAATTTATTTGATGCACCAGCTCCTTGAAGATCTTTTGTAACCTCATGTAATCTTAATAATTCTAAATACAGATCTGATGGTTGTTCTCGATCAAATACAGAAAACGGTAAAAAAGAATTACGAATATTACCAATCCATCCTCTACCAGAGTCTTTACTGTATTCTTTAGCAAATATATCTTTTCGAGCAGGAGCATTGCCAGTATCGTAGGCTGCATAAGTTTTATTTATTACAGTAGTAAACTGATTATAAGCTGTACTGTCATCATACTGACCGAAATTAGGGTTTACTTTACGATCAACAATATCTCCTAAAAATATTTCTAAATCTTGTTCAAATGCAGGTTGATTTACTCTTAGTGTTGGATCCATTATATTTCCTATATGTTGTCCAACCGTTCCACCACCAATCATGTTAGTGCTAATTCCTGAAAGTAATTGCTCAAACTTTATATTTTCAGGATCATCACTCATGCGTGAATGCCATGGCCCCATAAAAGTTTCCATTAAAGTAGCAAACCCTTTAATTATTGGCCACTCAGTTGCATAATCATACGATGCAGCCACTAAAGCCATTGGAATAAACTGAGCAAAATTGCCATCAGGATCTTGTGCTTGAAAACGTGCCATGTTTTCAATAGCTGCAATATGAGTTCCTAAAATTCCTGCAATAGGTTCAAACCCTATAAATCTTCTGTAAGTAAGTTCTCCTCGTGGTAATCCATTTTCATCAAACTTAGGGCCTTCCCAATTACCTTTTTTAAATGTAAATGAAAATGGTACTTTATTTGCATCATAAAACGCAGCTCTATTTTCAGGATCTTTTGGAGCAGGGCCAATAAGATGACCATTTTCTAATAAATGGTAACTACCAATAAGTATACCTACACTCATTGTAACTCGTGCTTCCCATAATGTTCTTTTTGTAGGATCTCGTTCAAATTCCTTTTTCATCCCTGTCCACTTAGCCATAGTTTCAGGGTAAGCTCCTTGCAATGCGTTAGCAAAAAACTTGTATTCTTCAGCAGCTAAAGGAATTAAGTTTGGCCCTGGAACATAACCAAATATAACTTTAGCAATATTATAAATTACATTAAAAAACGGAACAATTAATCTTCCACCAGGTAAAGATTGAACACCTTTTAAATTTTGTCCAATAAAATCTAAAGAGTTTTGAAATGTAAAATAATCAGCAGCTTGATCTAATCTGTTTTTTAAATTGTTACCAGGATTGGCTAATATTTCTATAAACACATTTTCTGCTTCAGCTGCTGTCTGTCCAGCTACAATAGCTTCTATTCTTCCTCTTTCAGCAAGACTAAACAATTCCATTTGTCGTGCTGTTTCTTTAAAAAATTCATCAGCCGACAATAAGCTACGCCCAGGAACACTGGTAATAGCTCCATAATAATCTAAAAATTTACCAAGATAATTCATTCCTGGTTTATCTTTTAATGGAGATGGAATAAGTTTATCTGCAGTAAAAGCGTCAAACTCATTGGTTCTTTCAGGGACTCTGTTTTTACTAAACACCTTATCCATTAAAGTCATAGTAGTATCATCACCAATTTGGCTATGACTTGTGGATCGTTGTCCTGTTTTAAAAGAGTGAACGCCTAATCTTAACGCATAAGGGATAGAGTGCATTAATCCCATAAATCGAGCTTGTGCTTCAGTTCGATTAATACTGCCTTGCATTTGTTTTAATAATGACTCACTTAATTTTTTCCCACCAACTAACGCAGGTAGTTTAGCAACTTGTCTGTTTAGTGATGTAAATAAACCAGCAACATAATACTCTGGCATAGACATGGCTCCAAAACTAGCATTGCCTACAATGTTAATTATCTGCGTTTTAGGGTTAGCCAACATATTAAAATAATAATGGTGCATAACACCTGCCCAAGCACGTTGCCACCAAGCACCTTCAGCAAACATTGAAGTTCTTGCAAGATTGCCGTTGCTTGTGTTAAAGGCATTGAGATAACCATTAGCTATATCTGGCCCAGCTCCACCAAACTCTTTTTGTATCGTTTCAGAAGTTAATAGACTTGGATCATCATTTACTAACTTTTTAAGATTTTTAAAAATATTTAATGTTCTTCCAACTTCTGATCTAGCCCCCATAAAATATTTACGGACAGACGCTTCCTTCATTAATCCTTCACGCAGTTGTAATTCTAATGCATCTGTACGAGTTTCAGGATTACTTACTAATTCAGCAATTTTAACATTTTGTTCTTGTAAACTACGCATCATTTCAAACGCTTTAGTTACTTGAGCAGAATTTAAAATACCATTTTGTGCCAGGACAACACTTGGTATTTCCATTTCATCAGAAAAGGCATCAACAGATTTTTGAGCTGTTTCATCTAAAGATACGCTTTCAGGTTTGGCAATATTAATACCAGCATTTTTTGTTAAATAGCCTTCAAGATCATCTAACGAATTAATTTGTGATGCAATAGTTTGTGGTGCTTGAACAGCCTCATCCACTTGTGTTGTTACATCTTGACCAACACCATAAGTTATTTCATCTAATACTGCTTTTTCTGAAGCCTCTATTTCAGCTTCTTTTTCAGCTTTAACCTTTGCTGCCTTATCTAATCTTTCAACAGTTTTAGGTGCTATTTTTTCAGCAGTTTTTTCAAAAGTTTTTTTTGTAGCGTCTGTTATAATCTTCTGAAGTGATTTATCAAATACACCAGCTACCTGAACTAAATCTTCTGTATCCTTCTTATTTGCTAATGATAATACTTCTTCAGGAGATTTGGGTTCGGTTGGTAATGCCATATTTTCTCCAAAAAAAAAGGGAACGCACAGTTCCCCAATTTTATTTATCTATAATTGATTTATTGTCTATTGTGTAGTTTTATTTTCGTATGTTCCTAATTTATTTGGGTTCGTTCCGAAAAGAGGTTGCCCTAATTTTAATACTCGGTCTTTTAATGCTTCAGGGATAGTCATGTACATAATCATCCGTTCAACAGAGTCTTGAGCTTCTACTTTAAAATCATCAACATAGGCTTGGTACATTTGATCCGTTACTTCAGAAATAGCATCCATTTCTTGATCCTGGAAATACTCCACAGCACGATCTTGCGTATCACCCTTTAAGCGTGGTGGTATTCGTTGATACCCTTTGTTAACTTCACTTAGCTTTTCTAAAGGTAAGTTCATTTGGCTGTAATCTGCAATTTCAAATAATTTAGCATCAACAACAAAATCATCTTGAACTAAGCCCCATATTTCATAACCCTCTTTTTCAATAACTTGATTATCAGGGTTATTCTTATTATACTCTTTTATTAATTCTTTACTTAATTGATCGATATAAACTCTCTCACCTGCCTCCTGAAATAATAGATCTTGCATTTCTTCCAACGGAGCAGGTTTAGCATCTACCGCTGTTTCAAGACTAGTTGTTCCAATCTGAACACCATCTTTTTTATAAAGTTTATCTAATACAGAAGGAATTAACTTATTATAAATACGATCTAAAGTTTTACCTTCACCACTTAAATTCAGATCTAACCCACTAAACTTTAATCCAAATTTTTGAAATTCTTCTGGTACTTCCTTTTTACCTTTGCGTATTTTATCAGCTAAAGACTTGCCGACAGTTTCTACTAAGACATCATGGTTTTCATTTTGACTTATAATAGTTTCATTAAAAACTGTATTGTCACCTTGATTACCTATTAAAATATATGCATCTTCATAATGAGGATCATTTGCTGGTTTTACAATAAGCTCATCAACGTATTGACCAATACCATACCGTTCATTTTGCATTTGGCCAGAAGTCCAGGCTATTTGGTCGTAACCTCTTAATGCTGCAAAATAGACCATTTCTTTTAATGCTAAAGATACCCAATCCTTTTCATTCTTAAATGGGGCATCAGGTAATCTTTCGTTAAAACGATCTAATTTTCCTGAAACTTCTGCAAATTCCATTCTAAATTTTTCGTAGTCAGGCCCTGGTATTTCTGGCTCTAGCAATTCAATAAGTTCTTCATGCCTTTTTTTTAACGCTATGTATTCATCTGTATTACGATAGCCTAGTCTCATACCTTCCTGGTGCATATCGGATTGGACTTCTTCTATAAAAAAAGTAGGTTTGCCATCAATATCTCGTTCTGTACTACGAGTATGTGCTAATAGATTTGGTGTACGAAAATGGCTATGCATCCACTCAAAACCAAAATCTTTTTTTATTTCTTCCAGTATATCTTTATTAATTTGTTCAAGCATCCCTTGTTTTAATATAAGTTCGTATTTAGGATTAAGCTCAAAAAAATTAGAAGCTATAACTTCTGCTCTTGATAAACCTGTTTCTTGTATAATTTTATCGACTGTTGGCCCAGCAATTCGACCTGTCATATCACCTTCATCTACAACTTCAGCACTACCAGTTCTACGCACTACAAAAGTGCCATCTTGACCACCAAGGTCTAAATCAATATCGTTTAAATTTAATTTACGCTTTTCAAACTCAGCTGTAACTTCAGGTGATGTTAAAGGTTTGTAAGTAATTAAGTGTTCTTTATATTTATCGTAATCACCTGGAGTAATCCAGTCTTCAAAACGGCCATAGGCTTCTTCCATTTCACCAGAACCAGTGTCTGATCCCCTTAATCGAGTTCTTACTTTAATTTGAGAAGTTTCATACCAATTGCTAAGTAAATCTTTTTTACTTATAACATTCCCTTCAGCAGCTTCTACAAATTCAAATAATTGTGTTGTTTCAATTTCTTCTTTCCTAATACCCTGCATATTACTAATAGTATTAATAAACTGATCTTTAGGCATTGTTTCAAAATTCATACCCTCAATCTTTTGTGCTAAAGTATTATAATATCTTTCTTTAACATTCGGTAAAAGATCAATAGGATTTGCAGGTAAAGCATCTTCTGATGCCAAGAAGTCTTCTTTATTTTGGTAAATAACCCATTCACCTTCAGCATCTTGAGGTTGAATATAAACCTCTTTGTTCATTGGCATGGCTAAAACATCATCATGGGTTACAGGAATAAGTTTATTACCAGAACCACGAGTAAATAATTTTTGACCTCCTTTTGCAAAATATCTTTGTATAGCTTTATCAAGTACACCTGCCTGTGCTTCAGAAGGTTGAAATAAAGCGTAACCTAATACACCAGTAGCAGCAAGATAAGGCATTAAAGGATTTCGATTAGCCAACATCCTTTTATAAATTTTTAAAATATTTTCTTTAAAAGTTGGGTAGCCGTTTGCAAATGGATTACCATTACCAATACGTTGTGGATAAAAAACTTCTTTAGACTTTAAAGAATTAATTAGATCATTTGCTTTTATTCTTTTTCTAAACCAAATTTTTGAGTTTTGCTCAAGCCATTTAGCAACTACTGGTTGGCTAACATATTCTTCAATAGCACGTTTGCCAGGTATGCCAGGCATACCATATTGAGAAATAGTTTTTTCATTTAATTTTTCTATAAACTTAGTAGCTTTTATACCGTGTTCTCTAATAAAAGATTTTTTTAAACCTTCAACAGCTTTTTGTGGAAATGCTGTGTAGTAAGAACTTTTAAATATATGACCTAATCCACTAAATCCAACTGAAAACAATCCACTGGATATACCTCCACTAATTGAATAATCTAAACGATTTGCAAACTGTTCTGCATCTTCACCTGATAAAAAGCTATTATGCATCAATTGTTTTAAACCAGATTGTTCTGTTGCACTAAATCCTGTTAAACTTGTTAATAGCCCTTGATCCTCAGTTTCTTCAGCTCCATAAATAAAATCTACAGCAGCTCCTGAAATAGCCCATTTATATGCTTGATCTAACCAATTGCCCCCTTTTTTAATTAACTCAGGTGTCTTAACTATCTTCATTCCTTGAGTCCAAGGAATTAAATAAGCTCCAACATCAGCTGTAAAATCACCTGTTGCTGTTTGGGGTTCAGCAGATTGCATAGTTTGCTCACTGATTAAACCACCAAAATTTCTATAATAATCCCAAGCTGTTCTTATATTTCCTTTACCTGTCTCCTGATTAAAATAAATATTTTTTTCATCAGGTAGAGGGTATTCACGAATAGCACGAGTAGGATTATACTTATTCATGTAAAATAAAACATTGTCTCCAAAGTCAGTAAATTCTTCAAATATTGTATCTATTATATCAGCTGCTACTCGTGGTGTTTCTGATGCAATAGTTTTTGTAATTGTTGTTGGTGCGTTTATATAGCGTTCTTTAATATAATTTTCTAAACGATCACCAGATGGATCATAATAAATACTTTTTGGGTTTTGAGTGCCAAACAGATCTAACTTTTTAGGTTTTACATTTTTAGAGCTAGGATCATAGACATACTCGTAAACAGAAACATCATATTGAGTATTTATATAATCATTATGAGTTTTCTCTGGGTTAGGATCAATGTCATTAAGTAATGATTTAATTTCACTCACTTGTCCATCCATCTAATAAATCGTTATATATCGTAAACATACCTCTTAACTCTTGTTCATCCTCTAAAGGCATTCCTTTTTCTATTGCTTCAAGAAACCATTTATTAATATTTTTAGCATTCAAAGGGGGAAGGTAAGGATAGAGTGAATCGGGGCCTAAGAAATATTCATTAAATTGTTTTACTTTAGCAATTAAAGCATTAATCCTAACATTCTTTGCTTGTTTAAATGCTTCGTTGGCAGCATAAATAGAAAATTGACTGAACGGCATTTTAGAAATATCTTTATCAGGATATTCTGCATTTAATGCCTCCATATCACCCAACATATATTGAGCATAATCACCATCAACTTTTTTAATAATAGCAGATATGACTTGATGATCTGAGTTATTTGAATCTAACATTGCTGTTTCAACATTAAAAATAGAATACAAATAAGTTCGAGCATCAGATTGTTGTGCATTATGATATGTATTTACTGTTGAAAACATTGAGTTGTAAGTAGCTTGTGTTATTTTTGAACGGTCAATACCTGCTAAATCATCTAATGTTAATGTTTTCGTGCTAATTTTATTTTGTAGATCCATTATAACTGCCATGTCATCAACTACAGCAAATGATCCAAAGGAATTGGCTATATTTGCATAGGAAGTATATAAATCTGTTGTTATTAAATTTAATGTATGAGCTGCTTGTATTTGATTCCAAGACTCAGCTCTAACCATAGCATCGTTTGAATTTAGCCCCTGAATAATGTCTTGATTTTCATTTACCCAATTTAATGCTGATGCTTTAAAATTATTTTGTTCGTTTTCAATTCGATTAATTTTTGCAATATTAACGGCATCAAAAACATCCCTGGCTTTTAAATCATTTTCCAACATTGCCAGGATTGGACTTAAAATAGGATCAACTTTTTCTCCTGTTAATAGTTCTTCATAATCAACATAACCTGTTACAGGACTTTTACTAGTAATGGCTTTTTCTAATAAACGGCCAAGTGTATCTGTTCTAAGTTCTTCGAGTTGTAAGGCATCATATAAACCAAGACCAGCAATAGCTTCCATTTCGTTATTAAAAGTATCAAAGGTAATAGATACAGAAGCTGTACTATTATAATCCACTTCATCAATTGCTTTGTTTATAGCTTGAACAGCTCCTGTTAATGCTTCATTTTTTAATATGTTGGTTTGAGTTGTTCCTATTCTTGATTTTGCTTGTAATATTTGTGAGTTTGCTGTGTTAATAACCTCTTGTTTAAAATTACCTGATAAATTTAAAGTTTGTTCTTTAATATAGTTATCCATATAACTATCAAAAAACTCATCCATATTAGAAGATGTAAAGTCACCTTGAAATTCCCCATTAGGATTATCCATTTCATTTTCAACTCTTATACTTTCCTCTCTAATATCATTAATAATTTTATCTTTTTCTGTTTTTTGTTTCAGCTGTTCTTTTTGGAAAAAAAATTCTGCTACATCACTTGCTCCTTGAGCTAAACCCTGGATGCCTTCAAAAACATCTTGACCATAATCTCTTGGTAATTTTTGTGATTCAATAAATGAACTCTGTTTATTCACATTTACTTGTGGAGTGTAAACTTTAATTGCCATATTTTATCCTAACTTAACATCATGTATTGTTCTCCAGCGTCTGCTGCTCCACCAAGTAAAGTTCCCATAGCTCTATACTTAGCACCAGTTTTAGCATATTTGCCCATTTGGATTTCAGCTTTTGCCTGGAACCTTGCACCTTCAGCTTGATTATAAAGTGCTGCTTTACGAACATCGGCATCATATTGAATTAAATACTCATCATCTTTTGCCATTTCGTAATTTGCCTGGATCACATCAAACGGTGTACCTTCAGAAATATCAACGCCACTTTTAGCATAACCATGGCGTACATCTGATTGTAGTGTACGAATAGATCTACGAAATCTATCTAAATCAAACTCTGCTATTTCTTGAACTCTTAACGCATCTTGCTCTGCAAGTTCTGCATCTCTATTCATTTGAGCTGCATTAAATTGTGCTGTGGCTTCGGCTTGTTTACCAGCATTATACTGAGCTGATGCTCCAAGTAATGCTGATCCTGCCGTACTTCCTGCAATAACTAAAGGTGCTGACATATTATTCTATCCTTGCTAATCTTAAATAATCTTTACCATCAGGCCCATACTGTTTCATAAGACCTTCTGATTCCATTCCAAACCATTCAGCAAACTTAATACCCTCATTAAAATCGGCTCTTACGGTTGACTGAACTCGTTTGTAATTTCTTAATTTAATTGTTTCTTCTAATTTGTTTTTAATATTTTTTAGCATAAAAAATTTATGCCTATTTTTACCATGCTGAATAATAATCCATACTTCAGCAACGCCTTCCCACATACGCTGTATTCCACCACAAGCAATAGGTTGGCCCAAATAAAATCCTGTCCATGAATCTTCACACACTAAATCTTTAGTATCATATTCTTTGCTGTAGTTTTCTACCTCACCAAAGCTCAATATGTAATTTGCGTGTTCAGGTTTAAATTTTTCGATTGTATATTTATCCATCAAATGTTGTTAAGCGTGGGTAAATAGCAACGATGTTTAATGGCAACGGACTTGTTTGCCTAACATAAACATAACCAGCTTTATCAAAATCTCCCCTAAACTCTGCATCTTTATCACCAGTAAACAAATCAACTGCTTGTGACATTAACATAGAACTATCCCTAAAAGGTATGCGTTCCATGTTAGCTAAATCTGCACCAATCTCAGCACCAAGGGTTTTGTGTAATCTTAATGTTACATCGTGTATGCGTTTTATTTTACCTTGTGCTGTACCATCAGCCGATCCTGCTTCTACCCTCATGGTTTGCAATACAGATGGATAATTTAATCCTATGTGTGCTTTCATAGCAGAACTACTTAAAGTTACGCCACCAGAGCTAACACTTATTTGTGAATGAGCTGCTCCATTAACCAGGGCATCTACTGTTTCACCTTCTAAATGATCTAAGCCAGAAATGGTTGCATCAGCATCACCACTATAAGTTAATCCACTGTCAACAAAGAATGCATCTTGTTGGCTTTCACCATAATCAAATGGTGTTAAATATTCTACATAACGCCTAGTGCTTCCGTTAATAAAACGGTTTACGATCATGTAAAGTTCATCTTCATTATTATCAGATGGAATAACAGCAACCGTTTCAACTTTTGCGTGTGTTAGCCATTTGTGTGTAGCAGCTGTAGTATCAACTGCTGTAATATCAACATAACTTGCAAAGTTAGATGATGTTGATAATTTAAACTGGTTATCATCTAAAACATCTACATAATATTTTGTGTTAGTTGAGATGCCTGTTAATGCATCTCCTGACACTGAAGGATAATAGTAAACAAAACTATCATTACCGAAACCATGACTAGCAGAATAAAAAGTATTGTTTAAAATATTTACACCTTTGTAAATGTACTGAGTTGTATCACTGCTTGGTGTTGATGTTAATGATACTGCTGTACCTGCTGTAGCATCTGCCGATGTTAAAGCTAATTTTAAAGTGTTGCTATCTGTTGCAATTGCATAGTAAAAACGATCTTGTCTTAATCCTGCTATTGGACTTGATGCTGCATAATACGAAACTACATCTCCAGTTGATAAGCCATGAGAACTTATAGTTATAGTATTGTTGGTAGTTGAAACATTACTGCTGTTTGATGTAAAGCCCAATGCCTTTGTTAATGTTGTTTTACCAGAATCCGATTTTCCACCTATAATATGTCGATGCCAGGCAATAACATTTTCTGTTCGTTGATAGGTCATACCAATCAACACACCATCTGTTCGAGTACACCATAAAACTGAATCTGGCTCTTGTTGATATGCCATATCAGTAATTAAACTATCAGTAATATGTTCTGCAAGAATAGTTAAATCTGGGGCCACATAGTTATCACTATCGTAGTTATAGACCAACTCTCTTATTTTTCTTTTAGCTCGTTGTAAAAACAGCGTAACATTACCAACAGGAATAGCATCAATATTAGCAGAACCATACGTTGATTGCCTACGAATATTAATGTTGGTTGGTGTTAGTCCATCAACCGTATCTGATCCCGTAACTAAAAATTCACCACCTACAGTTCCAACAAGCAGGGAACGAGAAGCAGCTAAGTAACGAATAGCATTAACCTGGTTAGATGCTATGGTAAATATCATGGCATCATCAGAGTCTGTACCTGTAGTAAAGTTTTCATAATCACCAGACTTTGAAAACCATAAGGTCTGAGGATTATCATTACTGTTACCAAACACCAGGCGTTGTTCAAAAAAACTAACGCATGATGGGTATTTATCACTTGCCGAATTTAAGTTCGGATTAGGTGATCCACTAATAGAAACATTAGCTATTGACCATGATGTATGTCCAGTTCTAGTAATCTTACGAATTACATAAGATGGATGCACCACATACATAACATCAGCAGATTGAGCAAATTTTAAATCAAACAAATCAGCCGTAGCGTAGGTTGTTGTGATTTGATAAATTTTATAAGCACTACCAGCTGATGCATAAGTTGTAAGAGAGGATGTATTAAAATTATTACCATCCATATCCTGCAACTCAAATGTGTTGGTTGTTTTATTAGCCACTTTAAATTGTCGGCCATTTAATTCTGTCATGCCAACAACGCCAGAGATAATAACATAATCTCCATTACTATACCCATGGGATGATGCTGTAACTACACCTGGATTAGCTTTCGTAATTGCACTTATTGTTTTTGCAGCTTCAGTTATAATTCCATTATCTTTATAGAAACGAATATATAAATTACCAAACTCTAAAATATACGTTTGAGTTGTAGAAAACTCAAAAGGAACAAGTCTGGTTTTTGCACTACTGGTTTTAATTTCAGAAATAAATTTAGTGCCTGGTCTTCGTGCTACAGATCCATGAGGATGCACCACCATGTTTTCAAGTGTTTTACATCCGTTAAAATATTTCTGTAAATCTGTTCGACCATCTAATCGTGGTGATAGTTCTCCAGCAGTAAAGTTAGAGAATGCATGAGCAGCTCTTGGCATTTAGTACCTCGCAGATATAAAAGGATAGTCAGTATCTAGTTCATCTGGCATACCTTCAGTGGCATCTGAGAACCTAGCATCTTTTAATTTTTCTTTGTATTTCATTTCCATCATATCACATAAAGTTGTTGAGCCTGTAATGGCATAACAAATATCCGATGCTATTGCAGATGATAAAGTTTCAACTAAAGATGTGTCATAAATAATTGTGTCAGTTATTCGAGCAACATATAAAATATAAACAGTTCCAGCGTCTGTTAAAAGTTTGCCGTTTTCAATCTTAAAATCTATATCATCTTTTTGTTCATAAGTTTTAAGAACACGGAGACAATCTGAGGGGAGGGTATATTGGTAACTGTATTCGTATGCAGGTGTAGCTGCGTCTTGTGCTAATTTAGTTCTTTTAATTAAACAGTTCCAAGGATGTTCTCGGAAAACACGATCTCTTACCATTTCATATCGTTGGTTTAAAATTCTTGCGTTTTTAGAGTCTTCAGTAAGACTAATAATAGTAGAAGCTCCTAATTGGTTTAAAGCTCCATTACAAATATCAACTTGTGATGCCATATAAAATATCTCTTAATTGTTATGAGGGCAGACTAACGTCTGCCCCCATAGTTTATGCTAGTTTACAACGTATTGAATGTTGAAAGACAAATCACCAGCAGTACCACCATCAGCAGCCATAGTAGCTGCTATATAGTACATACCTCCTGGATCAGAACTGTCTCCAGCCAATTCATACATTTTTTGACCAGCTGTATTGATGTTAGCAGCTTCAAAACGAACATCGGCCATTGCAGCAGCGTCAGCCACTGCACTAGCAAATACATCTTCGTCTTTAACTACTCCAGCAGTAGTGTAGATTCCAACATTGAAAGTACACGATCCACCTAATGTGTCAGATCCAACAAAAAGTTGAGATACAACAGCATTACTTGGAATCGGTGCTAACATAACAATATCGTTATCATCACTATCACCAGCAGCAAGTGCTATAGTTCCTTGTGCTACACGAACAACACCGTGTAGAAGGGCAGCACTATTGTGAACCTGTGGTACAGCTTCAAAATTAGTAACTAGATCTGAGTTTTTAGTACCCATAATTTACCTCCTAATGTTATTCGTCACACGGAATTTGGAAAACTTTTTCTTCTTCCATTCTTGTAGCTCCAATTGACATAGATGTGTACACTTGAGTAGCATACGATTTGTCAGGTCTTACATCAATCTTTGCAGTGATGTCTTTCCCAACAGCCAATTTGATAGCATCTTGAGTGAAAGCATAGATAAGTCTATCATCCGTGTTAGTTGCGTCTAAGCTAAGTCTATTTGACATGATGAATTTGAAACCCATAAAGGAATCAACATCACCAGCAGCTAGAGCTTTGACGGTTGCAAAATCTGAACTTGTTACTTGCGTAGTGCCAAGTAGATCAGCAATCTGTGTTGCCCCACATACAATGTATCTAGGGATTGATGGATCAACGTCACCAAGATCAAAGAACTTTTTAGCTGCAATTAATTTTGCAATTGTAAGTCCATCTGATTGGTCAGACGTTGCGTGTTTACTACCTGAAGGTAAAGCAGTAGATGTACTGCCAGTTTCTCCAGTGTAGGCTGTTCCTCCTAAAGCAGTAATGATAACATCATCCATAGCTCTACCCATTGCAGCAGCCGCAGCTTTTGCGTAAGAAGAAGTTGGATCAATTAACATTCTAACTTTATCCTGATCATCAATTAAGTCAGCCCATTCGTAGTCGGCTAGGGAAACCCTACGTCTAGAATGAGGCGTATCGATCTGAGGTGTGTCTGCGTGTCTAGATGTTCTTTCCACAGCAGCGGTTACGCCTACTTGGTCGAAGTAAGCGTTTTTACCAGTGACTGTTTCTACATCAACAGCGGCACGAAGACGGCTGCCCATTTGTTGGGCCAACATTGCTACGTTTGAACTATATTGTTGGACAAACGCAGTTGTTACTTGTGAACTCATAGAGTCCTCCTCGTTTAGTTGTTGTTAAGAAAAATTACAGTCAATTATCCTTTTTACAGGGTTGGCTTTCATTTTACACCTGATAGGTGACGGTCTTTTCCTGTTGTCATCTTGAGCCGATCTCTCGGTTGTTCAAATATTAGCTTGAGAGCATTTCCCTCAAGGCTAAAACTTTATCTACAGTTGATTGATGGTTTGGATCCATTTTGTTCCAATAAGCACCGCCTGATTCAGTCAATGTGTTTATTTGACTTTGAATATTGGCTGTATCAACAGTTGATGTTTTATCTCCAACTAATTTATCTTCTGAGACAAGATTAGCAATTTTTGTTAATCCACGGATTAAATCTGCGTTGTCTCCAAGGTTAGATCCATCAGCTAGTTTGGTTGTCAATATTTCTTCACCCAGGAATGTTTTAGCAATTGATGAGGCTTTATTAATATTCTCATCATAACTTCTTCCCCATTCCTCTCTTAGTGATCTTTCGTTTTCTTGCTGTGTAAGCATTACCGAATTTTCATTATCAACATTAACTTGATTGGTTATGTCTTGATAATGGTCGAGAACACCTTGGGCTTGTTTTGGTGACAGTCCATACTTATGAGCCGTTTCTTTAAACCTTGTTAGCATATCTGCATTCAGATATTCCTCACCAACACTGTGATTTAATTCATAAGCTCCTGGTTCTTGTGGCCGACCTAATTTATTATAGATGTCGTTCCACTCATCTTCAGTTGTGTTTACTCCTGGCACTACCATTTTATCTTTGCCAATCATTTGTTCAGCATTGATATAACTTTTTGCTAGTGTTCCTACATCACTAAATTTTTGTAATGATGCGTTTGTTTTTAAATCGTCTGATAAACTGTCTCTCCAACTTGTTTCGGTTGCAGCAGTTTGTTCAGACGGTTGGCTTTGTTGTTCGACAGCCGTTACCTGTTCTTCTGCCATGTTTGTTTCTCCTTATATAAAGATTACTATTAAAATTATCAAGAGTGCTACCCCTGATGCTATTTTCCATTCGGTTTTAAGTGCTAACCATAAATCGAAAATTTTTTTTGCAGCTGTGTATGCTTTAATCATTTAAGCTCCTTCTTTGTCATTTGTAGTATAAAAAGTATTGCAGCACGTTGTCCTTCCATAAAAGCACTTTCGTGGGCATCACCTTTTACATTTGTCGTTCTGTAAATATGACAACGATTTTGTAAGTCTTCTAATACTCGTTGTCCTTGTTCAGTGCCAAATGTTATCTTGTAGTCAGTGACCAGTTGTTTTACCTGGTCTTCTTGCATTGTCTGATTTTGTTGCTCATCAGCCATGTTTCCTCCTTATTGTTGAACAGCTTTTACCATTGGTGCTGCTGATCCAACTGCTTGTGCCTCTTGCATCATTTGCTGTTGTTCAGCTGCCTGTTGTTGTTGCTGTTGTCTTTGTTTTCTAATTTGGGATACTTCAGCATCTGATCTCATAACTTTAGCTGGTAATCCCAAAGTCTTTTGAATATATTTAGCAAGTCCATCGGAATCTAAATAATCCAAAATAGGTGAGAACTGTGACATGGCCCCAAAGATTTCAACGCCTCTCATCACAGCATTTAAGTCTCCTGATCTCTGTGCTTTAGCAAGAGGAGAGACATATTCAATTTCTATATTTTGACCTTGCATAATCTCAGGTGCTGGTTTGAATACATTAGCTCTATTTAAAATATTGAATACTCGTTCAATAAGTGGTTGGAGCAGTTCGGACTGTAATCTTCCTAGCACAGGGCCTAGCAATCTCATTTTTTCTTCGTTTCGTTGTAACACCTCAGTTGCAGTCATATTACCACCTTGAGCCATTAACAATTGATCTACATAAAAAGTTTTTTGAATAGCCAATTGTCTATCTTGTATCATATTAACTGTTATCGGATTGTTAGCTCCAGTTTGTAATGGTTCAATTCGATCTCTTGAGCCTGATCGATAAAAGTTTAATCCTCCAGGTACAGTTCTAATAGGTAAAATAAAGCCATCATCAGGAACCATTAAAGGTGGATCAATTTGTTTTTGTGCAGCTTTGATTGTAACTTCAGACATTTTATTTAACATCTTAACATCAGGCAGTGCATTCATTGCAGGAGATCTTCCATAGATCTCATAACTTGCTTTTAAATATCTTGGTACAACATACGGAAACTCATTGAAGCCTCCTTCTGAAATTAAATGTATATCATCAGGATCTATGTAACATGATTTAAAAGGCATATTGCCTTTATCTTTTTTAGATGCGTCATAAGTATCTCGTGGAGAAACTACATGAAGTAATTCAACATCAGCAAAAACATCTTTTTTATATTTATTAAATATGCCAGGCCCCACGTTTGTTTCACCAAATAATGAAACAGCAGCTCTAGCTGGAATTGTAAATCTTCTAAAGACAGTATCAACTAACCCTTTTTCATTTTCACTTATATAAATTTCTTTAATATGGCGTGTGTTAAATCGAACTAGATTATTTTCATCAGAGGTTACAAACATAGCTGAAGTACCAAATGATATTAAATCTTGATACAACTCTTGTACTTCTTGTTGAAAGTTAGAACGATTAAAGGCTACATACATATCTTCAGTAACAGAGCCTAACCACTCTTGAGCATCATCATCTTCAGCTAACAAAGAGTCTTTAAATTGCAAAGTGAACCAGGGGGATGCTGCGTTAGTTAGCATACCATGTAAACTTGCACCTAATAATTCTAAGGAGTGGATTGCAGTACCATCATAAATATGTTCTGTTCTCTTATCTCCACGAGTTCTTTGTTGTGTAATGTCTGCTTTACGAGGAAGCATATAATCAGCTATTTCTTGCCAATGACTTTCCCATGTTGATCTCATCGTTCTCAGCGTTTGAAAACGATCAACCAGCATTTCTGCTGTTTTATTTTTCATATATTAACCTAATAAAGTTGGTGAGTATGTGTCAGGTGAACCGCCTAATCCTTGAGCAGATGTCAAGATAAGAGGCTTACGACCTTTTTTCTTTCTTTGTACCGCTTGATCTGTTTCCTGAGTTTCCATTGCTTCTTCAGTAACAGGTGCTGGATCAGCAACTTGTGGTGAAGCCACTACAGGAGCAGGTGCAACAGGGGCAGGTGGTGGTGCAACAGGGGCAGGTGGTGGTGTAGGTGCTGGTTCAGGCTCAACAACGTTAGGCGTTGGTACGACTGCCCGTAACATTTCCTTTGGTATAACCTTTTTTATTAATTTTTTTGCTACTCCCATAATTGTTCCTCCATATATATGGTAATTTTAGTTCAACAGAATGGTCAGTGTTTTGTTGCCAACCTATCCGTTTATTTAATTTAATAATATTTTCTTTAACAGGATCACATTCTAAAATGTTTGCCCCATTTTCAAATGCCATCTTGTAAAACTTATTGACGGTTTTTAAGTTTAAAATTTTTCCTTTATATTTATTTGCAATGCATAAATGACATTGAAATCTTCCATCTTCTTCTTTCAATTCATACATCCATACATAACCAGCTGTTTCCTTGTTATGTATAAATCTAAAAATTGTAGCGTAAGAAACAAGATCAGTATGGTCTTTAATATCAGGAAAGTTATTTTCAATTAAAAACTTATACAGCCCTATATGATCGTTTGATTGTATTATATCAATCAAGCAACTTATTTTCCGATCCTGCACCAAGAGCATTTAATAAAATATTAGTAAAGCTCGGTATTTTTCTTAGACGTTCACCTGTTTTCTTTAAATCTTTTTTAAACTCAGGATTAGTAACCTGGTACTTAACAGACTCGATTGGCCCCATACCTTCTGTTTCATTAAAACCAAGTTGTTTATTTGCTTGGGCCAACTCATTAAGACCGCTGCTATCCAACTTATTTTTTTTTGCGTTTTGTAATAAAGTAGTTCTATTACCTTCTAATAAAAGACCACGAGCTTGTACCGATGCAGCTGTTGGGTTTTTGTTACCTTCACCAGCTA